AAGATCTATACTTATCAATATATTCTGAAATACCTTTATAATTTGATGAAGTTTTATAAGAGTTATTTGTAGTAATATTAGTTGTTGTAATTCTAGTTTTACCAATTCCGTATATAGAATTAGCACCACCATTATATTCATCTAACTGAACAGTTCCTATAGTTGGATAAGATATTTTACTTAAATAACTTACTAATCTGTTTGTAGGAGTAATTTTAGGATCTAAATTAGTAATAGTTATATTAGAATCTTTTTTATTATTATTTAGAACAGCTCTTTCATAGCTATATCCTTTAACACCTAAACTATTTCCTTCTAAGAATCCTACTCCTCCAATAGGTAATAATCCATATCCATGTCTAATAAGATGACCACCAAAAGCATTGATAGGAACTTGAGCAATAAGATTAATGCCTAAATTATATTTGCGGGTTGGATCCTTAGGTTGATTAGGATCTGTTTCAAGAGGAATATTTGCTTTTTGTAATCCTAATTGTTTTATTCCAAATAAAGCTCCTTTGCCAGTAATAAGAAATTTACCTATACGCTCTGTATCTCTAACAGACGCTAAAGTAGCATTTAAAACCCCACCACGTATCAAACCATCATCAAACGCTGAGTATTTAAGAGATGGTACTTCAGGTTTTGATGTTTGTTTAAAATTAGCAGAATCATTATAATACGATGCTAAGTTAGACCAAGTATTATTTAAACTTAAAAATGGCATTTATAGTCTTTATTTAGTATCTTCCGTCTTTAGGACCTTTATCTTTATATACATTACCAACAGGCAATCCGTTATTATCTAATTTAGATGCAGGAACAAATACTGAAAATCTTCCTTTACCATATTTTCTACCTGTTAATAAGTCTTGAGAACTTTGTAGTTGATTATTTTTAGCTAATGCTTGAATATCTGAAGTTGTTTGTTGAGAGACATTTTCAAATGTAGCACCTGGTTTACCATTTAATCCTAATAAACTGAATGGTAATCTTTTATCTAATGTAAATCCTGAATTAGATGTAAATGTTGATTTGCTACTATTAGTTGAACCTAATATTTGTGTATATTGCTCCGGTGTTTTACCACTTAAATCTAAGCCTGATGGTTTAATTTTAGTTGTACCTGTTGCTCTTCCTGATATTAAATCTTGTGAAGAAATTAATACGTTATTTTTAGATAAGGCTTGGATATTAGATGAAGTACGTTGCCCTTCATTTTCAAATATAGGACCTGTTTGTCCTTTTAAGCCGTATAATCCATTTTTTAATTTATCAAATAATGCCATGATCTTATTGTTTTATATAAATATGTTAATCAAATGAAGAACCGTTAGCACTGTACATATTAGATGCTGTATTCCACTCACCGATTTCTTTATTACTTACTGTTAATTTAACTGGTCTAACTGCTAATTGTTCTAATAAGTCGTTAGTACGTTTTTGTGATTCTTCAGTAGCTTTAGCTTTAGCCTCATCACGTTCTCTTGATTTTTCATTTGAGTCATACATAGTTTTAAATAAACCAATAGCACCACCTATAATACCTCCAGCTACATTACCTATTACAGGAACAAATGAACCTAATAAAGCTCCTGTGCCCGCATAACTAGCTACAGTACCTACACCTTCAACAGCGTCTTTAGCTCCACCTTCATCCATTTGAGATGCTATAGCTGATGATGCTAAACTAACTCCCATTCCTATACCAAATCCTTTCATACCGCCTATTATTCTTCTTGCTCCATTTGCTCCATATTTACCTACTAAACCTCTTGTAAATCCACCTCCACCTCCCATTCCTGGAATTATTCCTCCATTAGGTCCACCCATACCTCCTGTTAATGGAGACGCACCTGCTACTCTCACCCAAGGGGCTGTCATTGGAGACATACCGTTAAAAAATAATGATTTCGCCGAGCCTAAAGCTAATCTAACTGCTCCTATTAATAAAGGAGCGGCTAATATAGCTGTACCTAAAGCACTACCTAAAGCACCACCAGTAAATTTACCAAATGCTTCAAAAATACTATTTACTTTTTCAAGAGCACTTTCTAACATATGGACAAACTTAGCCATAGGTCCTTGCATTATCTTACCTAAAACTTCATTTAGTTTTTTAAATACCTCATGTTGTTCATCTGCTAATGATTTTTGTTCATATTCTGCTCTAAGAGCGTCATCTATAGCGATACCATTCTTTTCGGCATATTCTAATTTTTCCTTAGCTGATTTAGCTGTTGAGCCTGCTAATTTAGCTTCAAATTCTTGTTTACGAAGCATTTTAGCCATATCTTGAACACTCATTCCAAATGCTTCAGCGTATGCTTTTCTTTGGATAACATTCATTTTTTCAAATTGATGAATGCTTCCTACTTGCTTAACTACTTCTTTTTGTAAATTAGCTGTATCTCCCATTAAAGCATATTCTCTAGCTTTTTCTAAATTAATAGCTTTACCAGTTAATAATTCTGCTTTAAGTTCATTCTCTATTGATGATTCAAAGTTAAGTAAACTATCACCTATTTGGCTTGCTTGTTCTAATGATAATCCTAATCTATCTGATTGCATTACTGCTTCAGCTATAGCTTTGACATTACCTTTAAATCTAATATAAATGTCATCACTTACATTAGCTACTTTATCTAATACTTTATTAAGAGCTATAGTACCACCAAATTGGGCTTTTTGTATACCATATGTTTTAGCGGTGGTTTTTAAAATATCTAAAGAACTTTCTCCTTGTTCAGCAGCAAGTTCAGTTAATTTAGCAGCTGAATCTTCACTTAATCCATAATAATGAGTTAAACGAGCGAAGCCTTCAGCATTTTTATCTCCTAAATTTACTGATGTTCCTAAAGCGGTATTTAATTTTTGTTGTGCATCAACTAAAAGAGTAGCTGTAACAAAACTATCATGAGCTGAGTTAGCGTATTTAAAAGAAGCATTGTATATATCTAGTGCTTCTTCTTTACTAACACCTAATGTTCGTCCTGTTTTAGTATTTAATTCATCAAATTCATAAGCTGATTTGATTATTTTTGTATAAAATGCTGTTAATAAAGCAAATTGTACTAATGGATCTTTTAATCCTTCTTTTAATTGTTTACCAGCTGTTTTTAAACCTGCTCCAAACACATTAGTGTTTCCAACAGCGTTTCTCATGCTAGTATTTATTTCTTCAAAATCAATCGCATCACCTAAAATAGGAATTTTTTCAAGTCCACCTAACAGTTTACCTGTTAAACCTACTCTTTTATCAACATATTCATTTTGTTTTTTTAACTCTTCGCCTTCTTTTATTATTTTTCCTAAAGTACGAGATTGTTTTTCAAACTTAGCAGCTAATGATTTATTACCTTGATCTAGAGCTAGAGTTATCTGTCGTTGAATTCTAGCATGGTCTTTTTCATTTTGGGTTAATTGTTTAGATACATCTTTTGTTTTTAAAGTACCTTCATAATATTTTTCATTTAAATATTGAAGTTCTCTATTAGTTTTATTTAAAGAAGTATATATAGACTTAATCTCAGAAACTTGACGGACAGATGCTCCTTGATTTTTAAGTTGGTTGCTAATAAGTTTAGATATATTATCTAAGTCGTTTTCAATTTGATCATATGCATCTACTAAATCACCAGTTAACTGCTTTTGCTTTTGTTGCTCAGCTGTGATTTTAAGTTGGGCCGCGGCTATCGCCTGTAATTGTTCCGGGGTAAGTTGATCTGCCATAGTCTAATTTAAAAAAGTACTTATCGGGTATAAATATGAAGAGCACCTATTTTTTAGGCGCTCTTACTTGTGTTGCAAAATCTGGTATGGGAGGTCGATCTTTTAATGGCTTGGCATTACTCATTGTTTGATTTTTTGCCTCAGTTACTTCATTTTGTTTATCAATATATTCTGCTATCTTTTTAAGATGATAGTGTCTATATCTAACAGGCATATCATACACATCATTATGTGTAAAACCTCCTTGCCCAAAATAACACAACGAATGTATTTCTTCTAATAGGGCTATTTTATAAGCCGGCGTCAGGCCAAAAAAAGTTAGAACTAATTGGTAAATCAACGCCCTCCACTACGTTGCCGCTAGCTGTTGTTACAGTAACTTTTAAATCAAGATCTGGAGTAACTGTGTTAATATATTCACGAAGTGCTTTAACATCTCTAGCTAACATATTATCAACAAATTCTCTTATTGTAGACATATCTCTATCACCATTAACAGCTAATATAAGGTGTTTTAAACGAGTAGTTACTGAAGTTACTGATTGTGGGTTAACTTTCTTTAAACCTTCAATTTCTTTATCTATACGATTTTCATCTCCGTGAGTTAATAACTTAAATGTTACTTTTACTTTTGAAAAAGGTAATACAAAATCAAATTCATTTTTTCCTTTAGTATATAAAGACTCATCTAATGGTTTAGTATCAATTAGTGATAAATCAATAGTAGCTTTTTCATCTATACCTGTGTTAGGATTAGGATAAATAAACTCATAATCTTTACCATAACCTAAAATACGAGCGGCTACTAAAATAGCATTTTTATCTCCATTTAGTAATTCGTTATAATCAATAGGAGTAATAATCATTGATTGTAATAATTTATCAATCACAATTCCTTGTCTAATAAAGTTAGCATTAGAAAGAATATCTTCTTCTTTAGCAGTCATATACTTCATTTCAACAGATCCTTTTGATAAAAGGGATGATTCAGGGTAGAGTAAACCTTTTGAAGGTAAGTCTATTTGTTCGGTTGGATATTTGAACTTTTGTTCCATAACGTTTATATTGTTTTATATATATAAATATACAAAGATAAAAAAAGCCATCCAAATGGATGGCTCTTTAATATTGTTTAAATTACTATTAGTAGTTCAAGATACAGTAATCCATTGCAAGTGTAGCGCTAATGCTTACATAAGCTTCATTAGCCCAATCCATTTCACCAAAGTTAGCTTCTTTAACATAAGCACCTTTGATAATCCATTCACCTACAACATCACCAACTGGACCTAAGATATCTAAGCGTAAATCTTTTTTATAGAAATCGCTATAACCATCTCTACCGGTTACTGATTCGTGAGCCAAACGAGCCCATTCCATTACTGCTTGAGCACCACTTGGAGTTACTGGGTCGTACATTTCTAAAGTCATGTCATTCCAACGTACTTTACCTTTTACTTTACGGTAAACGTTGATATGATCTAATACGATTTCACCAGCGTTGAATGATGGAGAAGATGCTTTCTTAATTAAGTAAGATGGGATACCATCAATGTACATTAAGAAGCGATTCTGAACTTTAGGTTCAAATGCTGTGAACATTATTTCTGTAGGGTCTAATACTGCCATTGTATTGTTATTTTATATAAATATTATTAAATATTATTTCTGTGCAATCGGTTGTTGAGATTGTTTTTTAGTATCAACAGTTTCTGATTGCATCTTATTTAAGTAATTCATAACCATTTTATAATTTTGGTTACTATCAAGACTAGATAATTGAGAACCTTTTTTAGCTTTCAACCACTTCATAATAGCTTCAATTACTCTAGCGTAATCTTTTGCGTTAGTTGTAGCGGATGCTATTTTAGCTAAAGAAGGACCGACGTTAGCAACCGCTGTATCAGCGGCTGCATCGTCTTTAAATTCTTTTATTTTTTTAGTTTCCATTAGTTTATTTTAATTAAGCTCCAAATTCAACACCTGTTGGCATTACATTGAAATCTAATAAGATAAATTCAGCTGTTCTAGTTGGTTGTAAATAAATTTGACCTACTAACTGATTTCTATCGATTACATCTGGAGTATTATTTGTATCATCCATTACTACTTTAAAAGCATACAAACCTTGTTTTTGTTGTACTGATTCTAAATATGGAGTAACTTGAGATAAGAATCTATTTCTTGTTACAGTTGTATTTTGTTCGAATATTAATGTTTTACCTACATTACCAATGTAGCGTTTTAAAGAAATTAATAAACGACGTACGTTAATTCTATCTAAAGCACTAGCTTTTTGTTGTAATGTCTTTTGACCAAATGCTGTAACACCTACGTTAGGGAAAGTAGCGATTGGGTTAACTTTACCAGCATATAAATTATCACGATTGATTGGAGATAATTTTCTTTCTGCTTGAATAACACCACCTAAACCACCACGATTTAAACCTGC